TACATTATATTACAATAATAGAGTTATCACAACAAACAACCACTTCTAGTTGATAACTTTTATCTATCTATTAATAAAATCCAATGCTTTATAAAGTGTATCAAATCTATCATTACCTTTTATCATAGTAAATTTTTCTTTAGTAATAGAACTTATCTTTTCACATGCGCCACCTCCTACAACATATAAATTTTCCGTCTGACCTGGTACGTAATCTTTTATATCACATATTAATATTTTCCCATCATTATAACCCCAACCAACTACAGTTGCAGGGATTTTGTCAACTTCTCCATCATAGACTATTGTGTATTTTATCATACTATTCACACCCCCATCATTTTTTATCTTATCTTTAAAATCTACCCATAATTTTGGATTATCAAGCATCTTACGAGGACAATATTTTTTCTTAGCATCATAATGTCTTATTACTTTATCTGCACTAATATTTAAATCTTTCATGAGTTTTCTAGTTAAGTCTATTGCATTTTGTCTTGCTTTTGTGTAATTACCATCACGATTTACACATATTTCTATATTAATACTATTGTAATTTGTAACTCCTGCAACTAATGCAGTTCCATAGCTTTTACCAACTGCCCACGCTCCATCCTTGTGGTCTAGTGTTTGATATATTACTTTATCATCTACATAGTAATGTACACTTGCTTCTAAATTACCATTATTAAGTGCTTGTGCATGTCTCTTAGCATCTGCTCCCTTGTCCTCGTTATCAGTCTCATGAATCACTATGAACTTTGCATTATTCTTATTTGGATAACATTTTTTCTTTGTTAACATCTTTATTATATCTACCATTATTTTTCACCATCCTTCAATTGTTTGTAGGTTTGATTTATACCTATTGATATACCCCAACAAATTACGCCTTGTAAGACTGCATCAGCATTTAACCCTAACATCCATACTGAAAAAGCTATTCCAAGTATCAATAACACTACTGGAATGTATTTATTATCTAATTGTTTATATTTTTTACAACCTTTACCTATAATAGAGAGAGCAGCCACTAAAATTAGCAACTGCTCTGGTATAAAACTTATTAAATTATCCATCTTTTAACCTCCTAATTAAAATATTCCCCTCTGTATTGCAAATATAAAGAATCCTACTAGTGTTGTAATCATTGTTCCAATTAGCCATTTGAGCATACTTGTAAGTGAGTTTAGATTCTCACACAATGCTTTTAATTCTGCTTTAGACTCTATATTTGCTATCTTTAATTCGTCTATTTCATCACTATGTCTGTTTATTCTTATTTCATTTCGTTTTATTTTTTCTTTTATAACTTCCTCATTCATGTAAGCCTCCTAATTAATTGAAATAAAAAAAGAACCTATTTTGTTGGTTCTGCTCCTTCTACTACTCCACTATGCTCTATAATATAATCCTCTACTGCTTTTCTGTACTCTGCATTAGTTACATCATCAAGTTGAAACTCTCTATTTTTTAAGGGATTTAATCCTTTATTCAAAATCCTCTCTGCTAATATTCTTACTACAACATTATTTATATTCATTATAATAATCCTCCTACTTTTTCGTTTTCTGCAATCAATATTTGATTTTCTAATTCTTGTATTCTTTTTTCTTCTTCACTTACATATACTGGTATTTCTTCCAGAATTGGTTCTTTTGTTTCTACATTTATACCTATTAGCCTATTTCTAGTATAATCTATACTTCCATATGGCAACTCAATAGAATCTATCTTAGGGATATTAATATCTATACTGTCACTTACTGTTTTTTCTCCATAAAACATTAATATATCCCCTGTATCATTATCATAAAAAACTATTCTTCCTATATTTTTCATATATTAAACCTCCTATAAACATTTAATTGCTATCCAAAAAACATATCTATCATTTAAACTATCTTTTGGCATATCTGCATTATTAAATCCTGTATCTCTAATCTTTGTTCCCCAAAATTGATTTATGTTATTTATAGAAAAAGAATCTTTCTTGCTTATATCTTCTCTTGCTGTAATTGTCCAACCTAAATTTCCAATATCAAATACAGAATAATTAAAAGGAGTTAAGAAAACAAGAAATTTACCATGATTATTTATACATTCATAAATAACAAAATCAGGCTTAAATCCACAATCAATAAACCAGTGAACTGTCAAATCCAAACTATATGCAAATTTATATTTTGTATTTAACTGTGATATAGTATTATTAGCTTGTGTCAATTTGTTTGTTAAATCCTCAACACTAGCGTCTGAACTATCAAAACTCGTTTTAATTTTCTCTGATAACTCAACAAGTGTATTATTTAAACTTGCGTCTATATTCTTTAATGCTAAAGTATTTATAATACTTGTTTTGCCACTTTTGAATGTATCTTTAATTTCCATCCATTTGCTTGTAACTTCATCTGTTGTAGAACCAGCAGGGAGAGGTGCAATTCCTTTGCTTATACTTACATTTTTTTCTGCTGTAGCATTAGCACTGTCTGTGACAACTATCTTAAGTGTGTGTAGGGCGTTATCTTCTAATGTATAGTTAATTGTTTTTTCAAGAGTTAAATCTGTTGTTATAGTTTCTTTTAATGTGTCATCTATAAAATATTCTATTTTAGTTAGTAGTGTAGGGTTTGTATGGTCAGCTTTAAACGTTGCAGTAGTTGAGTTATATGATGATATATTTAAAAATGGTAATGCTTGTAGTAATGTTATTTTAGCGTAGCCATCTGCTCTAGTAGTATTACCTCCAGTAGTCATAACTACATTTTCTAGCCAATATTCAGATGTTGGTATATATCCAGGTGGCTTATAACTATCTTTAGTTAGTGCGTAACCACTTCCACCACCTCCACATTCATTAGAATAAGAACCAGCACCACCGTGCCAACCACCACCTCCACCTACTCCTATTCCACCATAACCTCCTTTCCCTAACGAACCATGGTATTCTTCTGTATCGTAACTTGTTCCACCTTGGTATTGAGAACCACCACCACAAAAATCTCTGTCACGACCAATTCCATTTTCACCTACATAACCACCACCATGACCAATAGAACGAGCAGAAGCAAAATTATTTTTCATACCTCCACCACCACCTGCAACAAGTATACGCGAAAGTAAACCTTCTGCACTATCCCAAGTCGCTCTAGTATAATAAGCTCTTATATCGGTTGCTCCACCACCGTATTTAGAATAATAATTGCCATTAATACTATGTGCATTTGTTCGTCCTCCCCCATTAAATCCAGTTCTGGTAAGAGTTGAACCAGTATCAAGTTTTTCATAACCCGATTGACCAACACAGATACATAAGTTAGTTCTTTTTTTTAATATAACTTCGCCTTTTGAATAACCGCCTTTTGCACATTCAGTCCAATCACTTGCACCAAGAGTACCACCACAAGCACCCCAACATTCTAATTTATATCGCCCAGGTAGCAATGAAACATTTTGTACATAATTAGCATAATTAAAATCCCATTCAGTCTGCATTTTCTCACTCTCCTCTCTTAAATAGGTAACATGTCATTTTGTATAGATATATTAACCTCGTTAAAATTTTCTATTTTTCTAACAACTTCATCTATTGCCCCTTGCACATTCGTAGCAGTAAGATTACTAGTAGCATTATTATAACTTGTTTTCTCTGCTGTTGTTTCTATACTATCTACACTAGTTTTTACCTCATTTAATGCACTAACTATATTTGTTTTGTCTGTTGTGGTAAGTTGTGTTGTATCACCCATTTTAGTATTCAACTCTGTTTTAGCAGTTTCTATGTTGCTTGTTAATTCTGTTTTAGTTGTATCAATTTTAGAGTCTAGTTTATTAATATTTGTTAATATTTTTTCTTCATCTTTTTTAGTTAGAAAAATAGCTGTAGGGTCAACAACTAATGTCACTTTCTCTACATTAGATACTTCTATGATAAATTTCAAATACAAATCTTTCATAGCTCCATTATCAACTTTTGGCTTGTAGGTTTCAGGGCTTTTACAAACTGCAATCATATCTCCTTCATTATCTATAAGACCCATTTCTCTAACTGTGAACCCACCTATCGAACCAGGTACACATGCTGTTGCAATAATCCAGTTAGGATTATTTTCATCCTTATCAAAAGAGTTTATATTTCCTTCCCAAACTTTATTTTTTAATGCTGTTTGGTCTTCTGTTGGATTATAGTAGTTTCCTCCACCATCACCTGCTTGAATCTTCTCTAATACTACTGACTTACCTAACATTCCTGCATTAGCAATCTTAGCTTTACCTATATTCGTTAGTATTGTATAAAATTGTTCATCAGCCATTTATACCACCTCCTTTTGGATATACTGTTAATGTTTCTGAACTCATGTTATGAGCTAATGCAAACTTAGCATTAACACTTGCTTTTACTTCTTTACTTGTGTAAGGATATACAGTTATTTCTTCGCTCATAATTGCTGTTTGTGCAAAATAGGTTTTACTTTTCAATAAAGAAACTAACTTATAACTTACAGCTAAATGAGAAGGTTTTATAACATTTACTCTCTTATATAAATCTTCTAAATCTTTAGGAAAACCTTGGGTACTGGTTAATTCAACACCAAAAGTATATGGATATATATTTTCATTTATTTTTATGTTTGCACCTGTATAAGATTGGAGTATCATAGCCATTCTTTTAGGTGTCATGATATATTTACTTTGAAGTTTAGCAATGACTTTTCTTCTTCTAGTTTCTACATCTTCATCTATATTAGTGGATAAGCCCACTCTATTTTCCCAAAAACTTAAACCCCATGTTGCACTCTGAGGAAATAATTGCAACTCTATGTCCTTATTTAATAATTCTAGATTATCAAATTCGCTTCCTATAGCTTCATATAAGCTTTGCATTATGATAGATTGTTCATAGATAGGAGATAATGTAAGAAGCATTTCTTTACCTTTTTTAGAAGCTATCATCCAACCACCTCGTTAACTATTTCCCCTATTCCGACCACTTGGTCTTGCAATTTTATATTTTCTTTTACATCATTTATAGTAAGATTAGAAAAGTCTTCTATACCTTCATCTGTCAGCATCATAGAGCCTACTATCGCCTGTATAGCATTGTATGAGACTGTCCCCCCTAAATCAATCTTATCTAAATATTTATCTATCTTAGTTTTTAGATTATTTAATACAGTTTCTTCACTAAAGCCATTACTAAATATAAAACTAGCTTTTACATTAATAAGTAATGTGTCAGGTGTCACAACTGTAACTAATGCACCGATAGGAGCTTTCCCATCTCTATTTTCTCCTTCTGATATATTTAATGGATATATATATTCTTGGACCTTGTCTATTAACTCTTGTGTTGCTGCTTTTCTATTTTTATCTAGTATTAATACTTTTACTGTACCTGCTCCAGCCCATTCGGGAACTACATAAGCATATCCAACTCCATTAACTTCTTTAGCCCAACGAATATAATCTGAACTAGCTCCACTAAGTTTATCTTCTTGTTCTGCTACAAGAACTCTTTCTCTAAAATGTTCTTCGTCTTCAATATCTGTTCCACCTTTGAAATCTTCTTTATTAGTAACTGATTTAATACCATTAATAGAACCTAGTAAAACGGCTACACTACCTTTAGACACATTCCCTATAATTCCTGCAACTCTACATTCTGCTTTAATATCTATTGTTTCATTTTCTCCTATAGTTTTAGTTTCAAGAAGCTCAAATTCTATGCTCTGTTTTTCATCTGTAGCTATAGTTGTAACAATAGTTCCTTTTGTAATGATAGTTCCTTGAGCACCATTAAATGTAACCATACCAACCGATTTAGTTGGTTGATTTTTAAATACTCCTTTGCATTCTCCCAACCATTCTAGGTATTCTCCATAGCTAGTTTGAGGAAATGCAATCCTTAAATTATTTTGTAATCCTAGTTGTTTTAATTCAGCTATCTGCTCTGCTGTAGGTCTTGTTGCATCATAAATAAAGTCCCCTTCTAGTGTGCTCACATCTTGAAAGTTACTTAACATCCTTTCATGTACAGAGTCCTCATCTTCTGTTAAAAATACTGGTATAGGTAGCTCTCTTTCCATATAATCACCTACCTTTTTATATTGCCATCAATTACTATATTTTCATCATCTATTGTCAATACATTAAATTCATACTCTACTAACCTGCTATTCTCCAGCCAATTAAAACTAAACTCTCCTACTTCTTTTGTGTAAGGATGCACTAAAAGAGTTTCTTTTATTAATCTAGTTATTTCAAGCTCTTTTGCACTTTGAGATAAGTTACTGGCAATTAAGTCTTTTATTTCACTTCCATAAATGTTTGTATAAGCTGCTTTTTTGTATCTAGGTGTTAATATAGCCTTTTGACACCATTGTTTATATGCTTGAACTTTATCACATCTTTTCAATGTTCCATCTGCATTTTTGACAAATTCACCTTTTTCAAAATCAAATAAAAAAGAACCCTTTAGGTCCAATTCATTTTCATCATTATTTTTTAATTCTACAGTTTCAAAAGTTTCACTTTGAGGAAATAGGTTTGGCATTTACAACCCTCCCAATTACTACAAATTCAGCTCCCATAACAGCTACTAGCACATTATCGCCTATACGTAGTGGCTTCAATTCCTTTGGAGTTTCTATTTTATGCTTATGTCTATATTCTCCACTTAAAGCTTCATCTGAAAAAGTAAAATAATCTTCTTTTAATGTTAAATTCTCTAATACTAGATAGTCCTGTATTTCATCTTTATAGCCATTTACTTTTAATCCATTTGCTGTTATTTCTGCAAGTTCACAACCCATTCCAAAAGTGCCATTTGCTACACTTTTATTCATATTTTCTTTCAATATTCTAGCAATTCCATTAAATCTAGCATCAGTCATTATTATAAAATTTCCTCCTTATATATTCTAAAGACCCTATATTCAGCTTCATTTTCGGTCTAGAATCTAGTGTATGAGTGACATCTATAACATAATATTCTTTACTTTTTAAACTTACTTTGTCACCTGCTCTTATTCTATTTATATCTACTGCACAATCTACACTTATTGTTTCCTCTCCACTATTGAACATTGCTTCTGCTGCTTTCTTAGCTTCTTTAGCATTTTTTATCTTTTCATCTTGTTTAATCTTTTGTAGTGTTCCAAACTTATCAGCATCTTTTTTATATGTCCCAATTATAGGCGCTTTTGTATTTTCGTCTTTACTCTTACCTAAAACTTTTACACTTGTTACTGCATCATTAAAACTACTTGTAAAGTTAGCATCTTCTAATATACTATCTAATTTATATACATTTGCATTAGTACCAAGCTTGAATAATTTTAATTTATTATCCATCCTTACTCTAAATAAGTCTCCACCTTTTGTTGCTGTTTCTTTTAAGTCCTTTTTTATCATATCTAGTATATTTGTCTTATGTATTACTTTAGCAAGTTTCTTCCCTGTATTAGCTAAGTTGTAATAGGGTATATTCCATTGCTTACAGTAATATTCAATTCTCTGTGTTGCTGTATTTTCTTTAAACTGATATTGTTCCTCTGATTCTTCCATGTAAACTGTTCTTTCTCTGCAAGACAATGTTAGTTTCTTACTCTTTTCACTCCTTCTAGTTTCCCATACAACTCCATCAAATATTGTCTCTTCTTTTTTACTCTCATATGCTATATCAATTAGAATTATTTTATCACCTTTTTTAATATTTATATCTTTAAGTTGTTTAGGTTCTACTAATGATACATCCATCTTATATGCAACTCCGTCTATAGCTTCTGAAAGAGTTATTCCTTCATTGAAATTTGCAATATCATATTTCCCGTTTAATATTATTTTCATTTACTAGGTATCACCAACTTTTGACCTTTTTTAATTATATTAGGATTTTTACCAATGACTTTTTTGTTTTCGGGTATATTATAAATCTCTGGCCACCTTGAACCCTTACCTAAAAGATTTTTAGCTATCTTATATAATGTATCACTTGCTTTAACAGTATATATTTTAGATTTAGTTTGGGTATTAGGTCTATTATCTTTTAAATCTGTTTTAGTATTACTTTTTGTATCTTTTTTTAATGTCTCTATCTTCAGTTCTCTGTAAGTTCTAAATGTTATCTCAATGTCTCTATCTTCTTCTCTTCCTGCTGTTTGAGTATTGCTAAAACTAGATATTGTGACTAATCCATTGTAGCCAAAACCAGTTATAATAAGTCTTAAAGGTTCGGCTTGGTCTACCCATTTTTCAAGCATTGCCACTACTTCGATTGGATTTTTTAACTCGCTGTATCTGCAATAAGAAGCGTCATATAAGTTAGGCAGAAATGTTTTAAATGATATTTCTCTTATCTTCTCCCCTTCTTTTTTTATATCAAATTCACCTAAGTTTACTATATCTACAGTTTCAAACCTTTTTTCTTTTTTTATAGATAAAGAATCTTGTGGATTTACTGGAAAATGAAAATCTATTTTTTCTTTTTCATTTTTTAGATAAATATCTATTACCAAGTTATCACCTCTTTTTTACAATAAAAAGCTCCTACAAACTGTAAGAGCTTTAAAGTATTATACAAATATTAATTAAACATAAAATTTATTTGTTCTTCTATGCTATTAACTTCCTTATTTGTATTATTAATATGATTCTGAAATTTTGGTGGTTGTGTATGGAAACCATCACTTATTGCAACAGATTTGTCGGGTTCATCTTTTTTATTGTATTGCATAACTGTTACAACTTCTTCTCCAGTATCATTTTCATAAAATTGAAATTGAATGGTATCATTACTTTGGTTATCATATACATTAATCTGTCTTAATGTAGTTTCATTCGGCTCTATAACTTCATATTTATAACCGAATATATCTAGGTTTGACTTTATACCTTCATAAGATGTCATATTAACACAATTTTTATTTTTTAAATATACATCAGTAAAAAACTTTGTTGGTTCATTGTTTTGCTCTTTTTCTTCATTCTTTTTTTGTTCTTCCAATTTTTTTGATTCTTCTTTCTTTTGTTGTTGTTCTTGAATATTATTCTCGGATTTTCCCTTATCTTTATCATTATAAGAAACTTGCTTCACAGGAATATGCTCTTCTTTCTCTATACTTAGTACATTATAAACATTTCTAGTACAAAGTGTTGTCAAAAAAACTAATATGCAACCTAATGCAATTTTAGCTTTTTTCTTACTTCCAATAGCTTTAACTAAAAACTCAATAGATAACAAAACCAATGTTATTGGTAAAAGAATTATAGCTATAATTCCAATAATAATTTTTAAAATTCCATTCATACTTTTAAATTTCTGCCACATAAAATTTCCCCCTCATAAATTTGCATATTTTAACAATATTATATCATTTATGAGGAAGATTTTTTTAGCAACAATTCGACATTATCCAATATCTTGTAATGCTTCTCTTATTCCACTTTCTACTTGAGATAATAGTTCTTGTATCATTTCTTCTTTGTTATCACTATTTTGAACATTTATAGATATTCCGCCTAAATTTATAGTATTATTAGAAGAATTAACACTGTTTGGTGTAGCTTCTTTATATTCTTTATTATCTGTATCTAAAACATTTGCAAGAGGAAATTGTCTAACATTATTTACAATATTAGAATTACCTACTTTTTGAGAAGGAGTTGAACCTAATCCTAACATTTTACCTGTTTGTTCATATAATTCTATTGCTCTACTTCTTCTAGTGTTTGTAAGAGGGATAACCATTTCAGCTCCATTCTCTCCGCAGATAGAAGTTCTTGTTGCTACTCCACCATCAGCAAAACGGTCTAGTATATTACCCAGTATTCCACCACTACTTTCATTTACGGTTCTTTTAACTGTTGTTTGAGTAGTCTTAACATTAAAAGATGCTGTAATTGGTGCTGAAACTGTTGCTCTTACACTATTCCAATAGCTGATAATTTGACTCGACATGGCACTAACTTGGCTTACTACAGAACTACACATAGCAGAAATGGCACTTATAGCTGAACTGCTTAAACTCGTAAAAGATGTTCTAGCTCCATTGTACATGCTACTACATGCAACTCTAACATTTGTTGCTAACATATTAAAAGAAGTTGTAGCACCATTATAAAGACTTGAACCTGCTTCTCTACCTATTTGTGCTAGTTGTGTAAAACTTTGTTTAGCACCATTATACATACTACTCGCCCCTTGCTGAACTGTTGCAGTAGCTTGATTGAATGCTGTATCTATACCACTTGTAAGATTTGAATTATCTATTTGAGGAGTTGCACTATTTACAGCATTTGTTACTCCGTTTTGTGTTGCTGTAGCAAGTTCATTACTTTTTTGCTGTACAACTGGCACTCCTGCCTGTACTCCATTTACTACACCATTAGTCAAATCTGTACCTAATTGTTGTCCTGCTTGTTGTACAGCTGGATTACCTTGAGTTAGAGCATTAGCCACTTCTTGATTCGCTTGTTGTGCCGTTTGAGAAGCTGAACCTTGTATTTGACTTGAAGCTTGAGCAAATATACTTCTTACAGTTTCTAAAGCTTTTGGTCCTTCTATTCCTAGATTATTCAAATTTTCAAGAACTTTACTAGCTTGTGTTTCTATTGGAGTACTAAAGTCTACATTAGCAAATACTTGCCCCATCTTTCCATCCATTTTGCCTAATGCTTGTTGCATTTGTGGACCTGCTTGGTTAATAGTTCCAAGCATACTATTTATAGCGTTTTTTATTCCTCCACTATTAAATCCTTCTTTAAAAGAGTTAAATGTATTGCTTAAACCTTGCTTTAAATTTGTAGTATCCAAAGCAGATGATGCTTGTGAGAAAATAGTTCTTAAAGTATCTATAGCCTGTGTTCCTTCTAATCCTAAACTATTTAAATTCTGTAATACTTTAGTTTTCTGTGCATCTATAGAAGAATTAAAATCCACTCCTTTGAAAATCTCACTTGCTTTTCCTCCTAAACCTTTTAAGGTTTCTAAAGCTTGTGGACCAGTTGCTTTTAAAGAGTTCAACATTCCTGTTACTCCGTCTTTTAATCCGCCTATATTTGTCCCTTCCTTGAAGGCATTGAAAGCATCACTCATACCTTGTTTCAAATTATTTGAAGAATCTGCACTATACTTGCTTATAAAATTTAAAGTCTCTTGTATGCTACTTCTGTATTCTTGTGCACTTAATTTACCTGTTTTGAAAGCATCATCAAGATTTTTGGTGATTTTATTAACTTTGTCACTAGGTTTCATATCTGCTGTCACACCAGATAAAATTATCGCCATATTGTCATTCAAACCTCTCATCATAGTAAGAGATTGGTCATCTAAACCCTTTAATCCATTTGTTAATGCTCTAGCTATATCGCTAGATTTCTTCTCTGTTACATTTTTAGATTGGTCAAATGCTGTTGAGAAAGCTTTAGTAACACCTTGTAACTCTTTTGAAGTAGACTTTTTTAATAGAGCTGTTGCATTAGAAGTTTCTCCATTTATATCTGATAAAGCTTCTTTTGTATTTGTTTTAATTTCTGCTGTTGTTTTGCCAAATAGATTTTTAAGTGATGAAGCTTTTTCATCCCAGCTCTTATCAGATAAAAGTATTCCTATTCCTTTTCCAATTCCACCTAACATTATAAGCAAGTTACCTAACGTAAGCTTTATGACTCCACCAACAGTCTCCATTATTGTAGTAACATACTCACCAAACGAACCAAAACGTGTTTGTAAGTCCATCATAGCAGTTTTATTATTAGAAATAGCAACAGTCATTCCTGCAAAAGCTATAACAATAGCCCCTATTCCAACTGTTAATCCGAAGGCAACTAATTTAGCCGTACCAAAAGTACTTGCAAGTAAACTTAAACTTTTAATGGCTCCTCCAAAAGCAAATGTGGCTTTAAGTACCATAACAGAGGCTATAACGGAACCAATTGCAGGCAATAATACTTGAAATCCTGCTTTTATTTTATCGAAATTATTAACAAACTTTTCTACTACTCCAACTATAGCATCACCGATTTGTGGCATTTTCTTAATTAAATCTTCTACAAATCCTCTTGTCATAGGTCCTAGTCTTTGACCTACACTTATCCTTACATCATCAATAGCACTTTTTAAAATTTCAAATTGTCCTGATAAGGTATCTAACTTCATATCAGCAATTCTCTTAGCTTCTCCTTCACTTTCTGCAATAGCTGTAGTTAACTTATTAAAGTCACTTTCACTAGCATTTACTACAGCCGCCCAACCTGCCATTGCAGTACGACCAAATATAGAGGATATTGCAACACCTTTTTCAACATCTTTTAATCCTCCTAATTTCTCTCTAAGACTTCCTATTGTTCCTGCCAAGTCTAAACTTCCATTTTTATTTTTCTTTAATTCTATTCCATATTTTTTAATTGCAGATGCGGCTTCTTCTGGTGGCTTTATTAATCTAACTAGACCTCCTCTTAACGAAGTACCTGCCATACTTCCCTTGACACTTGCACTAGCCATTAGACCTGTCGCAAGAGATAAATCTTTCATAGATACTCCTAATGCTCCGCCCATAGAGCCTACGTATTTAAATGTTTCACCCATTAACTCAACACTTGTATTTGAATTAGTTATTGTTGCTGCCATCACATCAACAAATTCAGTTGTGTCATTTGCAGTCATTCCTAATGCAGTTAGTCCATCAGTCACAATGTCACTCGTTAACGCTAAGTCTGTTCCTCCTGCTGCTGCCAAGTTAAGAACGTCAGGAATTGCTTTTATCATTTGCTCGGACTTCCATCCTGCCATACCCATGTAATACATTGCGTCTCCTGCATCTTTAGCTGTAAAACTAGTTTCTCTCCCAAGCTGTCTAGCTTTTGCAGTTAAAGCTTCCATTTCTTTTCCTGTTGCTCCACTTACGGCTTGTGTATTCTTCATACTTTGTTCAAAAGTAGCAAATCCTTTTACAGCAGAACCTACACCAATTCCACCTATTAAAGCTCCTGCGGTAGTAGCCAGTCTAGCGAATTTACTAATAGCTCCACTTACAAAAGAATCTATTTTTCCTGTAAGCCCTCTAAGTGCTGAACTAGCTTCATCTCTAATCTTAACTGCTGCTTCATATCTCTTACTCACAAATTCTTGTAATTTATTTTTAGTTCGAGAAATAGTATTTATAGCTTCATCAGCTTGTGATTTTATTTTTATGATAGTATCAGCTTTTAGATTCTGAATCTTAGCTTTTACTTTATCTATTATAGAACTAGATTCATCTTGTCCTCGTATGATTACAGGAGGTACAGGCTTAGCAACTTCTTTTATCTTATTATTAACTTTGTTAACAGTAGAACTCGCATTATCTGTAGCTTTCAACCTTGCTGTTACTGTCTTTTTAGCTTTATTAACATTATTGCTAGCTCTATTGGCTACTGGACTCGCGTTATCTGTAGCTTTTATTCTAGCTGTAACAGTTTTTTTTGCTTTATTCATATTGTTATTAACTCTATTTACAACACTTGAAGCTTTATCAGTAGCTTTTATAGCAGGATTAACCTTTATCCTATTAAGTGTTTGCATCCTTTTTTCTGTCTGCTTCATGTATTTTTCCATAGCACTTAGTTTGCTTTTTGTTTCTCCGTCGCCTTTTGCACTTATGACAACATCAATATGATACATTTCCTTTTTAGCTATTTCCCTCACCTACCTTTCTGTAGATATTTATTTTTTCATAGCTTTATTCTCTTGCTCTATTTCATTTTGAGTAAATACTTTCATTAAGCGTTGAGACATTAAATTTTTCTTAACATAAACATCTGGGGGAACATGATGCTTGACAAAGATGTTATTTAAAACAGTCAGTCGTCCCCCCATTTTTATTAGTTTTTTATATCATCATCACTTATTTCATCATAAAAACCGGATAATTCTAATATTTGGTCACTTATTTTACTTAATTCTCCAGCTAAGAATTTTCTCTTTATAAATTCTCTAGCATTTGTTACTTTCATAGCATTAAGTAATTTTTGATTAGAAAAATTAGGTTTTACAGTTCCTTTTTCTATTAATGCTAGAGTAAACTCATCATCATTTAATTTTTCTTCTCTTCGCCCTTGGACCTTTACAATTTTAGTGCATTCTTTTCTTATTTTACTAATCTCTTTTTCTGTTAATGCTTTCAAAGTAATTGGTATTCCTAATCTATCTAAAAACACAGTTCTCTGAGGAACTGGTGAATCCTCCAATAGCTTTGCTATTATTTCATCCTCTTTCATCTTCAATCTATCTTCATTTGTTTCTTCTATTTCTTCATCTAAATCATTATCTTCTACTACTTCATTTTCTAACTCTCTTTTATATATCTCTGACATACTATTCCTCCAATATTTTTAATTTTAAAAAGCTACAAACAAAATTAATTGTTCATAGCTTTAAAGTACAACATTATTTTGTTTTAAAGTTCATTTAACAAATCATATCCTCTAAAACTTCCCTCTACTTCTATTTTTACAATTTCACCAGCTTTAGAATTTATAAGAGGCAATTTTTTTAATCTACAATTCTTTAATCTAATACTTTCATATCCTAATGTTTCAGAATTAGATAAATTATATATTATTTCAAAAGACCTAAATCCTAATTTTGCAAATTTTGAATCTGTCTTATATCCATTCAAGGAGAATGAACCTTTAGTAGTACCAACCCTTGATATTTCATTTTGACACCCTAACAGTTTAATACTTTGCTCATCTTGCTCAAAATCAGCTTTTATTTCTTCCATGTATAGCTCTTCTACACCATCAATAAGTATAACTACATCAGAACCATTCAGAAAACTGGCTTCTTCTATATAATCATCATTATACATAATCTATAACCTCCTTTATCCTAAGTATCCAGTACCATATATTTTTTTCATGACATCAACCTTAACAGCATCCCACTTCCAGTAAAATTCATCTGCTTTGGCAGTTGCTTGAAGCTCTGTATCTATATCAACATTAAATTCTGATATAATACCTTGACTCATCAATTCTTCAAAATATTTCTTCAATGCACATATAACAGTTGTTTGACCTGTTGCATCATTAAATATCTTACCTACAAACTCTTTTCTTTTTAATGAAGTATCTTTATTTATAGTATTAATAAACATGATATTAGAGATATATCCCATTGCTTCGTTTTTATCATCTACATATTTTTTAAATGTGTTCACATCATCAACTATAATCACATCTCCATCATCAAAATCTAAGACCAATGTACCACTTTTCAAACACTCTTTAACTTCTGATTGACTTAATCGTGGTTCTACTTCTTCAAATATAGTTTTTGCATTACATATACTACCCGTTATACCTTTACTTACAGAAAGAGCAGCAATGTAAACAGCTACTTCACTAGGTGTATATTTTATATTTTCATAATAAGCTGAGCTTCCAACGTTAACTATATTTTCATCATTGAAACTTTTTGATTTATCATTTATCTGTTTTATATTATCCTCTGTTTTTCCACCTAGAAAAAGTAGTATATCTTTTCCTAATTCTTTATTTTTAGCTACCCAAGCTTTTGTAGTTTCCTGCAATGCTTCATCAGCCACACCATCAAGTACAAAAGAGTCAAAACTATATCTTTCAAATTCTTCTAGTGCTTTTAGATAAGACTCATTAGTAATAGATGTGCAACCATCATTCCCACCCTCTAAAGCTTGATTTACTACATTTGCTAGAATTGTATCGCTATCAGCTACTTTAGTTGCAATTACATACTCATTATCTAAATTTGAGTTTATTTCTAGTACTATTTCATCTATAGTGCCTTTAATACTTGAACTAAATAACTGTTTAGTATTTTCAAAGAATATAAAGTCCTTTTTATCTGAATCTACTAAATTGGATTTTATTGTTACATTAAAGTTTCTAGCTGTTGGATACTTAGTTTCTAACTTAATTACATCTTTTGCACTATTTTCTGTAGTATCTTTTAGTGTTAATGTACCCTTCTTTTGTTTTCCATCTACAAGCCTATATAATAACAGCTCTTTTACATTTCCTAATAAAGCTAATTTACCTAACTTATACGCTGAATAGTTCATATCATCACCAAACAAAGTTTTAAGCTGTCTCAAGTCATTTTTTATTGTTACAACCTTGCCAACTTCTCCCCAATTAGCCTTAACTGGTATTGCTAATCTACCCTTTAATCCTGTGTTTGCAGACTTTTCTGCTTGTGTTTTGAATCTGTTATAAAAGCCCGGTATCTCCTTTTTTTCTTTTTCATTCCATGTACCAGTTGCCATTTTACTTCACCTCTCTTTCTAAAAAATCTTTTATTAATTTCTCAAACTCTGATTTTGTAAGTTCTTCTTTCTTACAATTAAATAAAGCACCTGCAACTACCATTTTTTCGTAGCCAAGTGCTTCACTATTTTTTAAGAAATCATTTTTCAAATATTTTTCTTCCTGCTTACTTACATTAGTCTTTTTATTAATTGTTTCAGCCAACCCTTACACCTCCTATTTTAAATTTCCATTACTATAAATTTTATCCATAATAGGACCTTCTCTTTTTATCTTACCTATCATTTTGAACACAACTGTTAATTGTCCTGTTGTAAACATGTCTGATTCCCTATCCTCAACTACGCTAACAAGAGTTAAATACATATTCTTATCCTCTCTAAGTCTTACTCTTTTATCTATTATTAAACTTGTTTCTAATGCTTCAAGAAACTTAACTATTTCATCCTTATTTTTACTTACAACATGACATTTCATAGTTTTGGTAATCTCAATCAAATGATAATTTATTCTTTTGTTTTCAACATTTGTAGTTCGCCATAATGCGCATGGAGCTATAAAGTTTTTCTTCCAATTATCTTTATAACTCTCAATTTCTAATAAATCTTTTGTGTACTTTGATAAAGCTTCTACCCATCTATCGCTAGTTGCATCTTCTTTATCTTCTAAAGCTATTACACTAAACCTTATACCTCTTGCTATAGCATCCCATTCCTCAACAACAATATCATTTTCACTTGTCCCTTTATAAATGCAAGTGAAAGCTTCATTTTCAGATTCATCAACTATAGTATTCATGTCTAAGATTTCAATAACTTGTTTAGTTAATTTATCTAACTTCTTAAATGTAGTTCTACCTTCATAAATCCATACTTCTATACTTCTTTCAAAACCTATCGTTTCTCCATTGTCATTGTCTTGCCCTTGTACAACTACCATATAAGGCTTTTTAGTATCTTTGTTTGGTACATTAGGTTCATAACAACCTTTCAATTCTTTTATATTATCTATTAAAGCTTTTCTTATTCCTGCCCTCATTTAATCACTCCAATATCTAAAAATCATATTACCTATTTTGCCTATATTTTTATCAATAGTTGGTTTTATAATAGGCATTGCTTTTGTACCAGGATGTTGAACTGATTTTACAGGATGTGAAGCACCTCTCCAGTATAAAGCTTGAGCTGATTTTGGAGTAATAACATGTGGTTTTGAACCTTCTTCAAGTATTCCTCCATATTCTGCACCATGCGATAATCTAATAATGAAATTATTTCCTCCTCCAAGAGTTTTAGCATTTAAACTTTGTCTTGCATGTGATGTTCTGTCTGTCCAACTTGCATTTGCTTTAGCTTCACCTTCTAGCATTGCACTTGCACTCATACAAAGTACAAACATACCTGCTTTTTTTCTATTTATATCATTTATTGCATTTGTGAAAGCACTCATTTTAATCAATCCTTTCAAGTGAACATTGATACCCACAAAGTTCTCCTTTTACAATTTGAGGATATACATTAACTATTTTCATTCTCCCATATATGCACTCAAACTCCAAAGAATCTCTACTGTTAACATCTAAGACAACATCATCACTTACTAACATTCCATATGTTCTAATAGAACTAAAAGTACCTTGCTTTTCACTTGATATTTGTTTCTCTGCTGTCTTTTCATTAAATATTCTAACAACACATTTTATCTCTGTTTCAGTTTCTTCAAAAGCTCCATCTATTTCAGTTTTTTTAATATTAGTTATAGTAATATTGGTAGGGTTCATATTAATAGTTCTTATTATGTCTTTTCTTCTTCTATCAATATTTATCATATTTCAAATTCTGTGCTAATTCCTAACATAAAACTTCCCTTTTCTTTTTTGTTAGTACACATATCCTTGAATTTCTCTGCATTTTGATAAGCTACAGATACTAGGTCCTTTATACTAGAGCTTTTATATGTTTCTTGACCCACTTTATACTCATACATTTCCCCTACTGTATTTTCATATTGTAAAGATTTTAATACCCATCCTTGAGAAGCTGCACAGTAAATACAGTCTGCTTCTTCTAAAAACAAGTTTAATTCTTCATCTGTAAATGATTTTTTATCTTTATCATTTAATAATAGTCTTAATTTTTCTATTAAATTACTAGTTGGTGTCATATATTATCACCTCATAAAAATAACACTCTTATGAGTGTTTTATCTAAAACTTATTTCTTGTACATTTTCTTCTACTGCTGCAAAAGCACCTCTATAACAATGACCTACAATTTGATTTTCTACTAACTTACTTAAATCAGCATTTCCAACCTCTGTTGTTAAATCTCTCTTTATTAACTCTTTAAATCCTCGCTTAGGTCTTATCAAATATCCTTTGCCTGGTGTAACACCTTTGTAAGAATATGTTTTTTTACCAACAGTAACCTCCCACCCATCATAATAAATTACTGTTGATATATTTTTTATAGATGGATACATGCTTCCGTTTAATAAATGTCCTCCATTTAACGCCATTTCTATTTCAATTTGGTCAGCACTAGAAGCCATTAATATATTACCTTGTCTTTTTGCTATAACTGTATCTTTTTGTGCTTGTGTTAATGTTCTCCAAATTCCTAGCCATATTGGGTCATTAGTTTCACCTTTAAAAGCTGTCTTATTAGAAGCTTTATAATTAAAATTTATTATTGGGCTTAGATGTATGTGGTTTAACAAGGCATTGTAACTCTCACCAATTGATTTATTTAATATTTCAACACTAAATGTTTGGTTAAAATCCTTCATTTCTTTTGTATACTCAAAACCAGTTGCATAAGTTTGTATCCTTGCAACTGGACCATTTTCTGCATTTATTGTACCGAATTTAATTTCTTCACCTTCTATATGCTCTAGGAATACACAGTTACCTTGTAAAGCCCACTTAGCATCCATAACTTGTGGTAAATTAGAATCTGCTATACTGTCATAGATTGGTTTATATAATAGTTGTACTTGCTCTCTGCCTAGTTCAACATCTAATACAACTTTTCTTAATAACTCTTTTAAATTTGAAGTCGAGCTAAAAGTCATCATTTCACCAAGTGGCTTATTTAACTCCAAGGTTTCCATTTCTCCATTTGATATTTTCTTTGTTACATATTCCATTTCACCATTTACTATAAATGGTATATCTTCTTGTAAAGTTTCTTTTCTTTTTTGTTCCAGCAAATTTTCCTGACTAATTACTTTAAATGCCATATATTTATCACTCCTTTTCTATTGTTGAGGTAATAATATAAACCAAATTACATTATTACTGTCTTTCCCATCTGTTACTCTACCAACTAGCCTATTACTTGCAGATGTAGTAGTAAATTTCTTAGCTGTATTATCCCAATAAATCAATTTCCCTGCCTCAAAAGCTTCTGATGTAACAATATTATCCGTTTCGTATTCAGCTTGCTCTATTTGCAAAGTAACTTCATCGCCTTTTTCTCCGTCTTGCATAGCGACTCCAAAGAATCCATTTATAAGATAAAATTGTTGTGTTTTAGTGCTTTCACCTTCTGAAAGAATAACTCTTACAGATTTCCCATCACTTATTTTTGCTCTTGTTATCTGTGTTATTGTGCTTGGCGTTGGTTGACCTTTAAATGCCATATAAACATCACTCCTTTATATTCTATTTTTCTTAGTTGTTAAACTTCCATTATTGCTAGAGTTTAATAATCCTGTTGTTGTTGGATTATCTTTATACATATTAGACATTGTATTTTTTACAAACTCATCATTTAATATATTTTCTATTTCTCCTGTTATTACTTCTTCACTTGAGCCTTCCTCAACATTTAACATTTTCTTAACTAATGTTTGAGCTATTTCACCTGACACTTTATCTTTAATTACTTTATTAACTATACAGTTCCAAGCTTCCTTTTTCTCATTTTCTAAAGCTTTTGAAGCCTTTTTTGCCACTTCAACTGTGTCCATCTCTCCTACTATTCCAAGTACTTTTTTCACTTCTCTTAATTCTTTTTCTGCTTTTAATGAACTTTTTACATCTTCCATCTCTCCTGTCACAATTTCCTTAGTTAAGCCTATTCCTTGTATGACCTCTGAATATGATATTTCACCAGTTTGCAGTAATCCTTTGACATTTTTTATTAACTCTTTTCCTTCCAATTTGTTTTCCTCTCCTTTCATTTCTCCTTTAGCTTCATAGCTTATTTTCTTTATTACTTCAATTTCTTCACCTAGATTTATTTTATTTTCAACTATAGTAAATGGTATACTATAAAGCTTGCATAATCCATTTTGCTCCAACTCATATATGACAGTATTGTTATCATATCTTATGTTTTGTATATAGAGATATGAATTATTATCATTAATAGAAAACTTAGCTTTTAAAGCTTCTCTTAAATCTATTCTTAAAGCTTCAAAAGTTCCATCTAACTGTTCGCCATTAGGACTCATTTCCATACCTACAATACTTGTTGGCATACCTGGTCTATGTAGAGGAGTCCAATCAATAGATAGTGGCTCATATCCTATAACATTCATTTCGCCTTTAGCACTCTTTTTAAGTTTTGGATAACCAAATATACTAACTTCTTTTATCCTTTTAGTTCTAATCCATCTTTTTAAATTTGTTGCATCAGCATCAATCAGCCCTCTGAAATAAGCTTTATCCCCTTTCATTTCTGCACCTATCCAATGCGTTACAGGTAGTGCAAATTCAGTTGATATATTTTCAGCTTTTTGATGTCCTAAAAAGCCATTAAGAGTATTTTCATTAGTGTAATCTACAATATCTTTCAAGCTTTTAGCAGTATAATTCCATCCCCTTTTAGATTTTGTAGCTGGTATCTCAACAACTACCTCAAGAGGGTCATCATCTATAGATTTTAAAGCTTCTATGTCTATATCTTTAGCTAAAGGAATATCAGAAGGTTTTATACTAGATATTAACGCATTCATTGAGTCCATTTCTCCAGTTATTACATTCATTTAATCACCACCTTTCAATTTAAAAATTCAAATTTCCATACACCTCTTGATACCACATTTCAAGAGGTACATCATTCATAGGATTTTTAATCCAATTTTTCAACCTTCCAACTAATATATCTAATGGTTGAACTACAGTAAGCATAATACACAAACAATGAGGGTGGAATGGATATACAGGAGCTTCATTTATAGGATAAACACCTTTACCCAAACCAAAATTATCCTCTCCACATATTTCGTCACATATATCTGTGTGAGGATGTGCCATGGACAACATAAACTGAATACCTATGGTTGCAGGGTTAATCATTGCAGAAGCTAAAACCCCATCACCATAAGCTGATGTCATTTCAGTTCTTGCCAATCTTAAAGCTTCATAACTTATATTTTGAGGTACTCTATTTCCTATTCTTTTTATCATATTTGGATATTCATCAACTAAAGTTTTCTTACCTTTTAAAACATATTTGTCTAACATCTTAGCTGTTTTAACACAGTCTTGACCTTCTGTTACTGCTGTTTGTAATATAACTTTCATATCTTCTCTGTACTTCTTACACTTAGACCAAATTCTATCAGATAAAAATAAACCATCCTTAACCCTTGTATAATAAGCTTCTACAGTTCTTATATTAATATCATAGAAAGCTTTTTGTATCATAGTTTTAGTTACTTTAGTTATTTGAGCTGTCTCAACTGCATTAATTAAAATATTTTTAGAGTAACTAGTAGCTGTTTCAACATTTTTATTTAAGTATTCATCAAAATTAAATACTAGTTGTTCATTTAATATTTTTATTTCTTGTGTTAATTGTTTTAGTATCTGTTTTAACCTAACTTTGTTAAAGTCTGAAAGATTTCCTTTTCTTATTTCTTTTGTAATATTTCTTGTTATGTTAATATACATTGTTCTTATTTCATCATCTTGCTTGAGCCTTAAATCTATAAATTTTTTTCTAGCTTCTAATGCCCATTTCTTGTACTCCCCTGCAACAGTTATTAATTCCGAAGTACTTTTATCCATTGCCATTATTATCCTTTATTTTATTTATTTCCTTCTCAATTTCATTTGACTCATCATTTAAACCTTGAGAGTCATCTAATCTGTATTTTAACATCTTGGTTTTTATTATCTTTTCTCTTTCTCCAACTATTTCAGGGTCATCACTTATATAATTGCTCATTGTATCTATATACTGTGCTAAAAAGTTTACTGTTGATTCTTCACTAATAAATCCACCCTCTAAAGCTTTATCTAATGCACTACATACTTTTTCTAGTGTTTCAGCTAATTCTTTATCATCTCGTGGATTTACTTCATCCCAACCTATAGTCACATCATAAGATGAATATTTCATACCACTAGAATTAGAACTCATTATTAAAACCATTCTTGCAAGTAATTGCCAGCTATTTGTAAATTGTTCTCTTTTTCTTCTTATCTTATTTACCATAATAGGCATTTGTTCTTTTACAGAAGCTAAAGCACTAGGTGTATGTACTCCAAATATAAACTCGGGTGTTTCAGATACATCTACTATGCAATAAAAAAGAAGCTTTAAAAGCTCCTTAGCATCACCTATGGCTGATTTTACTTCTACAAACTCAGCTTCTTCATCTTTGTTTAAGAATAGTATTTCATGCCCATCAAGATTTATCTTTCCACCTTCTTTGGCAAATTTAACTGGGTCTTCAACACCAAAATTGTGTGCTAAAAAACTTGCAACATCAGTTAATTTCAACTTTAGTTTTGGAGTAGAGTGCATTTTGCTACCTTTTAACGCATGTAACATAACATCATGATAAGCTTTTAAAAGAGGTTCTATTGGTTCTATATCACTTTGCCCATATTTCAATGTTTCATCAGCTTCATTTTTAAAATGTATTATTGGTATAAAACCCCATACATTAGGCGTTTCCCCTTCTTCTAAACCTTCTATCTTATCACCTTCAACCTCAACAAATCTACTTTCAGCAGTTATTATTTGTTTTACCTTAGCCTTTCTCTTGTTTTCTCCTAAGTCAGTCCATTCATTTTGACTTTCTAATATATAAGCTATAGGCTCTTTTGTTGTAGGGTCTAATATTATTTCTTTCACTTCTTCGGGTGATATGAAGTTATATATTAATCTAACTTTTTTATCGGGATATAAAGGATTTTCTCTTTCTTCTCTAGTTATCCAAATATAACAATCACCTTGCTTTAAACTATCTGTATGTGTTTTTAACATTTTAGATGTGTTATCTAAAACAAATTCATCTAATATATATTGAGCTTCTTCATCTTCTATTTGAAAATGAGGTACACCCATAAAACCAGTTGTTGAATTGACAATCGGTCTAACAAAACTAGAACCTAACTTGTAATTAGCATTTTTATTTTGATACAGTTCTCTTGCTAACTCATAATCAACTCTAGAATCGTCTAATTTATATACGCCAATGTTTCCACTAGACATACGCATAATCTCTCCTGCAGGTCTTTTAAATAGCTTTTTTACATAAGATATTATCCCCATACACTACCCCCTTTCAGTAAAGATAAATCAGTATTGTTATTTTCTGCAAACGAATATATTACTGCATCAGCTCTATCGGGTGATTCTCCAATTCTTTTTTTCATTTCCTTTTTACTTTCTATTTGTATTTTCCCTTTTGAATCTACTGTATATTTTCTATTTGATAGTTGTTTAATAAGTTTATCATCATTAGGAAGCTGTATTATAGCTTCTTTATTTTGTATAAAACTACTTAAATTTGCATCTAATTCCTCCCTCATGTTATCCCACATTTCAGAAGCTTTATTATAGTACTTATCTTTTTCTATAGCACTAGAACCATTTTGAATAGGTATAACTTCATATTTAAGTCTTTCATGTCTTATAACTTCTTTTAATCTATCTGTTACACCTGCACCTAAGCCATCATCATCCGTTTTTATTTTTACTCTGTTAATTTGATGATACATATTTTTAAATTTATCAACTGCTCTTAATATATTTCCTACTGTTTCCATTGTATCTTTTTTTGAATAAGTTAATAAATCAAATACTTTCCCACCTATTCTTGGAGCTATTATGGTTTCATCATCACCATATCTTGCTATATCCGCCCCTATATTTAATATATAGTCATTAGATATATTCACTTCTCTTATTGTGCTTGTTTCAACAGCTTCTAAAGATATTAAAGAATCACTTTCACCTTTTGGAAACTCTCCAAGTACTCTGACACGCCAAGGGTCAGAACCTTCATGGTACTTTCTTTTTAGCATTTCAATATTATCTTTTGATGTTCTAGGGCTGTCTAAAGAAGATACTTTAAATGTTTTATATAAATCTCTGTCTCTATTATGGCTATCGTAAAACGTTCCACTCGTTCTAGTTGGGTTTCCGCATAAAAGAAGCTTATTTTCTGCACCTGATAATGTTCCCAATATAGCTTCCATAATGGGGTCAGCAACTCCCGAAGCTTCATCAACAACAAATAACATATAATCTTCATGAAAACCTTGCATATTCTCGGGCTTTACTGCTGTTCTAGCTGTAGCCCACCATCTTTCTTCAAAGCCTTTCATATACACTTTTGTTTTAGTCCACTCAAGTAGCTTCTCAACCTTGCTATTACTTAGCCATTTAGCTATTTCAGCCCATAGTACGTCATATAATTGTTGTCGTGTTGGAGCTGTAGCAACTACTTTCGGAAAAGGTCTAGTGCTTAAATACCATACAGTTGCAATGCTTTCTAATCCAGTTTTACCTACTCCTTGACCACTTCTAATAGATACTTTTGGGGTTTGAGCTAAAGCCATCAGAACATCAGATTGCCACTTGTCAGCTTTAAAATTTAACATATCCTCTGCAAACCAAACAGGATTATCCCAATAACAATCTAATAGTGTCAATAAAGCTTTATCCATTGTTAACACCACGTTTCATTGCAATATTTTGTATAGCTTCAACCCAAATTTTTGAATCATCTCCAGTATCACTTTTCTTTAGGTTATCAACTTCACATTTTAACTTTTCAACTCTATTTTTCTGCTCCTCTGTAGCTAAATTCCAATCCTTATGAATCATTTCATCATACTGTTTAATTAAACTCCTTAACTCACTCATAGCCCTACTCTGTGCATTAAGAAAAGATGCTTGCCTATCCCATGCAAATTGAAATTCATACTCTATCTTCTCACCATTTTCTGTGCTTTCATGTTTCTTTAACTCCTTAATCATTTCTT